GGAATGTACGCTTTTAGGCGTATGAGAGCGAGGAATGAGGCTGCTCAAAAGGCAGCTTCATTAACTCCAACTCTTGAAAAGCCAAAACCAAAACCAAAGCCCAAAAAGGTAAAACTAAATGGCGATAACTCTTGATGCAACTGTTGGTGGTGCTAACGCAAACACCTATATAACACTTGATGATGCAAATTCATTTATTGAGGGTTTAGTCCTCAGTGATGACGCTGCTGCATGGGATGGTTCAAGCAATGACAATAAAAATCGTGCATTGTTTACGGCTGCACAAAGAATTGATCGTGAAAAGTTTTTAGGGGCAAGGGTAGACGATACTCAGGCTTTAGAATGGCCAAGATCGGGAGTAAGAAAACCAGATACTTACACCAACCTTTATGGTTTAAGTTTTCCTAATAGATTAGTTGCTGATTATTACACAGATACTGAAATCCCAGATCGTGTAAAAAATGCACAGGTTATTTTGGCGGTATATCTCAACAACAATAGGAACGGTTTAGAGTTGAGTGGTCTGGAAGATTTTGCAACAGTTAGTATTGGTAATATAAATGCAACCCCCAGATTTTATGGGGCTGTTGGTATTGATCGAATCCCACCTATAGTTGATCATTACCTGATGGGTATTAGAATAGGTGGAAGAGCAAACTTACAAATTAAGAGGTCATGAAAATGGGCTACGGCTATGAATACCCAGCAGCAATCATTATTACAGATACAAACGCCCATACTGGCAGATTTGGCAAGGTGCATTGTCTGACAGATGCTGAGGCGACTTTTGTTGCTGAGAATATTACAGAAAATGGATCTGCAACCATAAATGGCATCACAATGAAAGCTTCTTCTGAAGTTTGTGGTGTCATTACAAGTATCACTCTTGCAAGTGGTCAGGTCATAGCTTATTCATTATGAGTCTTGCCAACGCACTAAAAAAGGCAGCATCAAAGACTTTGAGCAAACTTGGAGGTGATGTGACTATCAGACAGGTAACGGCTGGCAGTTATAACACAACCACTGGAGCTATTACAGAATCCACATCTGATACAACCGTCAAAGGTGCGTTAACAAATGTAAACAGATCTGAGGTAAATGATCTGATTGAATCTCAGGACAAAAGGTTAACAATATCAGCAGGGGATTTGACCTTTGTACCGACCACAAAAGACAGGGTTGTCATAAGCAGTATTGAATTTAAAATTATTCAGGTAATAACAAACGAGCAGAATAATACAGCAATAAGTTTTGATCTTATCTTGAGGTAACTATGGTCAGACAGATAAAATTAAATCAGATTGATGATGTGATGAAAGAAGTGGTGGTTGATCTTGTCGCTGCAACTACTCTTAACTGGACAGCTAGAGTGAAAAAAGCAACACCAGTTTTTTCTTCCGATAATTACACACAATCAGAACTTGATGCTCTCCCAGAATTTTTCAGGCAATCAATACTTAAACACAAAGGTGGTGATCTGAGGGCTGCATGGCAGACAAAAATTCAAAAATTTAAAGGAACAATTACAAATAATCTGCCATATGCAGAACCTGTTTGTTTTGGTATTAATTTACCGCCAACATGGGGTGGTCAATATAAAACAAGACAGGGAACAGTACCTGGATTTCCAGAACTTATTGCAAAAGAACTCACAACAAATTATATTCCTAGACAGCTTGCAAGAATAGTGAGGAAAAAATAATGGCAGCAACAGATCTTAATACCGTCAGATCCACAATTGAGGCGAGACTTGCAACTGAACTAGCATCAAGTCCAGTTATTCCTGTCATATTCAATAATATGGCATTTGATTCGACAACAGAAGATACCTTTGTTCAATGCCTTACAAGTTTTGGTGCAAATGAATATCTGACGCAGGGAGATATAAGCGCAGCAACAAATAATGTTGTTGGTTTGGTTGTTCTCAACATATTTACAGAAGAAGGTATCGGGGCAGGGTCTAATTACACCATTTGCAAGAGGTTGAGAGACTTATACAATAGAGTGACAGTATCTAATGTAATTTTTGATTCTCCTGTTGGCCCTGAAGTATTTGCATCAAGTCCAGAAGGTAAGTTTCAAACACAGATTAGAATTACTTTTAATGTTTATGAGGATCTGTAAATGGAAATCACAGAAGAAATGCTTGATGTTATCGAGGCTGTAAAAGGCAGAAGAGAGCCACAGTATTGGGATAATCAATGCAGAAGATATATGGAAAAACAACAAGCAAATAAAAAGGCTGTAAAAAAGTCAGAAAAAGGTTAATATATTTATAAATCTTTCTTTTTTTTGTTATGGCAAAGGTTAAAGGTGATGTTGGGCAAGTTAAATTTGACGATGCTGGCTCTTCAGTTAACCCTGTATTAGGAACTACAAGCTGGTCAATGTCTATCACTAAAGACATCCAAGAGACAACAGCGCAAGGAGACACTTTCAAGGCATTTGTCGGTGGTCTTATTGAAGGTGAGGGAACAGCAGAACTTCTTTATGATGATTCAGCTTCTGGTGAAACAGCAACTTTTGTTGATGGTGTTTTGACTACAGGTGATGCTGGAACAGCATCTTTTGAACTTTTCCCCGACAGTTCAAGTGCCACAAAGAAAATTTCTTTCAATGGAATTATCACCAGTTTCGATCAAAGTTCCACTCTTGGTGAAGCAAATACAATTAGCATCACATTCAAGCCAACTGGAACTATTACTTCAGCAATCTAACTAACTAATTAATCAACCCCAAATTTTATGACAAATCAAAGAACAGCAGACCTCCTCATCGGTGCATATAAAGATGAGATGACCGTAAGACGTAAATATGAATTGAAAGACGCATCTGGTAAACTTTTGACCACAATATATTTTCCACCGATAACAAGATTCGACAGACAAAAGGCACAGCAGTTAGCAGGCACTGATGAAGCACTGACAGTTTCAACTCAGTTACTTTGTAAAATGGCACAGAAAGAAGATGGCACTCCAGCTTTTGATATGTCAGACGCTCCGATATTACAGAGATCACTTCCTGAAAAGGTATTGAATGATCTTGAATTGTTTTTGTTTGATATTCAGCTTGATATTGATACAGCAAAAAACGAATCAGGCGAGACAGTTGGTTAAACTTTGAATTTTTTCTCGCAACAGAACTAGGTAAAACAGTAAATGAATTAAGAAACTCTATTTCTGAGGAAGAGTTGATATATTGGGCTGCATATTATGAAAACAAACGTGAAGAAGAAAAGAGAGCATTGCAACGACAAAAACGCAATTCAAGGTAATATATAAGAAAGGCTTTTTTATTTGTGGCAGAGTCAGTTGTTACCCTAAGAGTTGATGCCAGTGGTGCAACAAGAGCCTTGCAGGGTGTGCAAAGAAGAACTAATGCACTTGAGAAATCATTTGGTGGATTAAAAACAGCAATCAGTGGTGCTGCTCTTGGATTATTGGCAAGACAGGCAGTAAGAACATCAATCAATTTTGATAAATTAAATTTACGTTTAGGACTACTTACAAAAGCAACAGGAGATTTTTCTGCGGCTCAAAAAATTGCAACTGACGGTCAGAAATTATTTGGTCTTAGCGCAACAGAAGCTCTTGAGGGTGTCACAAATATTACAGCAAGATTAAAACCATTAGGGGTAAGCCTGGAAGATATAAGAACCACTTTCATCGGATTTAACACTGCTGCAAAATTAGGTGGTGCAAATGCACAGGAAGCTTCCAATGCTTTCAGACAATTAGCACAGGCTCTTGGTTCTGGTAGGTTAGCTGGAGATGAATTTAGAAGCGTATCAGAGCAGATACCATTGATTCTTAAACCATTGGCAGATGAGTTGGATGTTGATGTAGGTAAACTGAAAGAACTTGCTGCCCAGGGTAAGTTGACAAGCGATGTGGTAATCAGGGCATTGAGGAAATTAGGTACACAGGGTGGCGAAGATTTAAAGGCAATCTTGGAAAATGACCCGACACAGGTATTTAAAAATCTAAGTAATGAAGCTGAAAATTTATCAAGAGCAGTGGGAGAACAACTTACTCCAGCTATCTTGCCTGTGATCAAAGCATTGACGGAACTCACAAAATCAGCTGTTGAGTTTGTTAATTCACCGATTGCTAAAACTGCTGCGATATTTGCAGCGATAGCATTTGCAGCAAAAGGTGTTGCTGTACTTCTGCCAGTTTTAACAGCAGGGTTGATTAAAGTTGCAGCAGCAGGGGGTGTTCTTACAATAGCTCTGAACGCAATTCCATTTGTTGCAGCAGCAACAGCAATCGGTGGTGTTGTAACTGCTTTAATAAAAGTTACTTCTGAACAGAAAAAATTTACAAAAGCATTACAAGATGGAGATAAGGCAGCATTAAAAAGTGAACTAAATAGATTATTTATTACAAGACAGAAACTTTTACAGAGATTAGGTACAGCACAAGAAAATAATAACAAAAGAGCAGAAGCATCATTGAAAAGACAACTTGCAGAACTAAACAAAAACTATGATCAAGTTCAAAAAAGATTGCTTACAGAAATAGATAAAACAAATCAGATAGAAAAACAGAATAAAAAGTTAAAGGAACAAGAGGATCTTCAAAAGAAAAATCAAGAGGCGGCAGCAAAGTTGAAAGAAAAAATGACGGCAGTGGGTGAAGAGATTGAAACAAGTATCAAGGGTAATTTAAGAGATGCAATTACAGGCGCACAATCATTTGGACAGGCGATGACCAATGTATTGAACAGAATCAGAGATAAAATTATTGATGCACAGATTGACAAGGTGCTTGGTGGTTTTGGTGAAAACTTTGGAAAGTCAGCTTCTGGAGAAAAAGGAAAAGGTATAGGTGGATTCTTGGGTGGTATTTTAGGTGGACTATTCAGAGCGAATGGTGGGCCTGTAAAAGCTGGACAGCCTTATATTGTTGGAGAGCGTCAACCAGAACTTTTTGTACCTCGAACATCGGGAACGATATTACCAAGCACAGATATCGGTGGAGGTGATAATACAACAAACATGGTTACAGTAAACGTAGATGCTTCGGGTTCTTCTGTGGCTGGCAGTAGCACTGATGCACAGGCTTTAGGCGCAGCGATAGGTGCTGCTGTACAGGCACAACTGATAAAAGAAAAAAGACCTGGAGGTTTATTAACTAGATAAATGGCAACTTTCCCTTCTATTCAGCCCACTTATGGGATGAGAAAAACAAGCGCACCAAGAATCAGATCTACAAGACTTGGTGATGGGTATGAGTTCAGAGCATTATTTGGCCTTCCACTGACCCAAGATCCGAAAATATATGATCTTACTTTCAATGTTTCAGAAACACAATCTGATGTCATAGAAGGATTTTTGCGTAGCCGTGTGAATGATCAGGCAAGTTTTACCTTTACGCCTCCAGGAGAAGGCTTTACAAAAACAGGTACATATAGTCAAAGCGGAACTACTGTCACCATTACCATTACAAACCATGGTCTTGCTATCGGTGATGTTGTGACCATCGACTATACTTCTGGTTCTGCAA